TTAACATCAACTTCTTCGCCATTCTCGCCAAGGATCTTCACATCTTTACGAAGTGCTGGGAGAATGATGAACTGAACCTGGCCCTGTACATACCACGTTGGTCTGGAAGGAACAATTATATAGACCCGTCTTTTGTCGTGTGTCACATGGCTTTTGGGCTCCAGAGAGACGCTGGGTTCAATGAAGAGCCTCATCTCGAGAAGTACCTAGAGCTCAGTGTAGCCGCTAAGGACCTCGCCATTCTGTAGGATGGTCGGGTATCCGTTCACAAATCCAGGGCAGGACTCGGTGTCGCAGTCCGTGAAGATGTAGGGGATCCCCTTGGCCTTCATGTACTGCTCCTGCTTATTGCACCATGGGCAACCATGCGACCCGTAGATGATGATATTCCCCTTGTCAACTACGGAGCGCCCACTGACATCATCAGCAAAAGATGTACCCTTGTACAAAATCAGGGCGAGAGCCACGAGGACTAGGACGACTACGACCCAGATCTTTTGCATTTCTATTCTCAACTAAAAAGTTTCTTGGCGATTTCCGCTTTGGAACGGAGCCCTTTAATGTTTCGACCCTTGTTCGCGGCCATGCGCTTCAGGTCCTCCATGGAGAAGTGGAGGTTGGCGTAGACCCACCGACCCGATGCGTTCGACTTGACCTTCACACGACCAGACGACGGGCTCAATTTGAAATTGGAATTCTTCGCCTTGGGCTTGGGCTTCGGGGGAGGGCCCAGAGGGCTCAGTGGAGATGGAAGCTTGGCTGGGCTCGGTGAAAATGCTGCCAACCCACGGTTGATGCGATTCTCAACCTGGTTTATAGCCTTGGCGCGTGCGCGATACCGGGCATTATTGTACGACTCGTTGGCCGGGCCGTTCTGGGACGTACGGATCTTCTCGACGAGGCGGTTGAATTTGTTGGACCTGAGCACTTCCCGGGGAACAGGGGCGCGAACTCTCTTCGCGACCCGAAGATTTTGTTTCGTCTCTTTGCGAGCGGTCGCGTTCTTCGCTACGGGTTTCTTCAGCGCCACAGAGGTAGCCTTGCCCTTGCGGAGCGCGACGGCCCGAGCCTTGTTGGCGGCCGTGAGCTTCAGGAATGTCCGGGGGCTCGCCATCATGAGCTGAGCGTTGGAGTACAAGAGACGGCCGCGACCTGCACGAGCCGACGCACTCTTCACCCGGCGATTCGCGGCGCGGCGCTTTACAGGTGAAGCGCTCAGAGCCTTGGGGCGAGGCTTGGGCTTGGCTTTGGGCTTGGGAGGTGGCGGGAGGCGCACAGGGCTTGGCGACTTGCCCCTGAGGTATTTGCTCCTCATAATTTGTGCAATGGTCGGCAGGCCCGGGCAAGGATCGTCGTATTTGAGACGGCTCTCGCGCGTGTGCACATCATTAGACCCTCGGTAGCCCGTTGGAACGGCCACGTCTAGGAACGCCATCGAGAGTGGGAACCGCGCCGGTCCACCGAGTCTCTTCAGCACGTCACGCAACTCTCCCAGGAACATGTGAGTATCGTAGCGTGCATCAGTCTTGGGACCCACGCCGTACTTGTTCACTGTGACCGTACCGGGCATGGCGGTGTTCACTGCAGGGTTGGTCCCGGTCTTTTCGGTACGGGCCCACCCGAAATCACCGATAAGGAAGCCACGGTCCGCAACGAACACATTTTCGAGATGCAAATCGTTGTGACGGAATTCTGGCATCTTGGCATGGATCTTCGCCAAGGCGCCGATGATGTTCGAGATGATGTGGTGAACCATCCCATCGTTGAGACGGTCGCCTTGCTTTGAAATCCAGTCCTTGAGGGATCCACCCGACGCGTACTCCATCAGTATCACGTACTGCTTTGACTTGTCGAAGTGTGTGGAGTTTTGGAGATTGTTCATATTGATCCTGACTGGAGTTACAAATTCATCGCACTGCATGAGTTGGTGAACCTCCACGACCCCCTCCGGGGCGGCCGCGCCCGCAGCGCTCTGGATGGCAAACTCCACCTCGGCGGGTTGCTTCTCCTTGCGGCGAACCGCGTGCAGGTCCTTGGGCGCAATTTTGATCGCAAAAGGGTACCGACCATTCGAGTATCTGGATCCCAAGAAGACGATGCCTTGGCGGCCACGGCCGAGCACCGTCATCTTCTTGAGGCTCTTCTTCAGGCCCTCGCAAGTGAATTTCATATTCACTTTTTTGCCATGTGCACGCATATTGTTGGCGACATAGTTGGGCTCTGGACCTAGCGCAGGCTGAAAGTACGGCTTGCCTTCTTTATTTACAAAGGCAATCATCTTCTTACCATTGATCATTCGTTCGAATGGTTTGAGCTTGAGGCCGTTCGGCTGAACCGCACCACGCTTGGCCTTGTAGCGCGTCGGGTTCGCCACCTTGTTGGGGTGCGCCTTGAGCCACGCGATGGCCTGACCCTTGCTGACGATGTTGGTGGGGATGTTAATCTCTGTGTTACCGGCGTTGTTTCGACGAAACACATAGTGACGACCGTTACGGGTCGTAATTGTAAATTGTCTGGAGTTTATCCAGCTCATTATATCCTATTACACATATTTTGTTATAGTTCAAAGTCTGGGATGCGGGCAAGTCCGTAGGACTTGGGCGCGCGGATCACGAGTGCTGCGCACTCGGTTTCATCACTCCGCGTCTGGGTCGGTCTCGTACTCGACCTCAGAGACCTCCTTGTCGGAGACGGGCTCCTCGGCAGAGGGAAGAAACGCACAGGGCTTGAGCTTGGTCGTCGGTGAGAACATCACCTGGTGGACACGCACAGATACACCCACGCCAGCCGGAGTGCGCCAAATCTGGTTCAGCTCGATGATGGCGCTGACCGACTGGCCCTTCTCCAGGTCCGTCAGGGGCACAGACTGACGGGCAGCGCTATACGCCTCGGTAGCAATGGTGCCATCCTTGTTCAGGAGCACCTTGAGGTTCAGGGTCGGCGCGTAGCCCTCCTTGGAGCTCGGCTTGACGCACGACTTGTACATGCCCTCGGCAATCACCTCACGGGACATCTTCTTGCCCAGAATCTCCTCAGAGTTGGTCGTCAGGTGGTCTAGGACGCGCGCGTCAAACTTGGCCAGGGCCTCGACAACCTCAGCCTTGTCCAGACTCAGGGGCAGGCTGTAGCTGATGCGACCGGACGACTCGTCCTTGAACTCGCTCAGTCCAAAGGGGGCGCGCAGAGCCGGAAGCTGGAAGATCAGCTTCTTGTTGCCAGGCCCGTTGAGGTACACAGCCTTGCCACCCTTGGCATTCTTGTACACGGAAGAGAAGGTGACGTCAGCGGAGTTGAAGGAGGAGAACATCTGGAGAGCCATGTCTTTGCTTATGGTTCTTCTACGGTTCAGGGCTTTATGTGGCTTGCACAGGACACCAATTTCTCGAGGTGGCACTTTTTTTCGAAGTCTCTAGTAAACATATGGATTTTTTTACACGGAAACCCTCTTCCCCATTCAGTTCCGTGGCGGCCAAGAACAGAGTGACGAACGCGTTTTCTCAATTTGGTAACGCCAACTACAAGGCAATTATTGCGGCCAGCAACCAGTCGCCAAACGCCAACGCTCTTCGCACCAACGCGAACGCCAAGGCTGTGAGTGCTAAAAATGCCGCAGTGAATTACGCAAATGCAATTGCCCGTGAGAGCGCGCAAAAGGCCATTAATGCCAAAACTCGTGGTGTGGCGCGGACGAATGCATCCAATGCCGCAGTAGCGGCCAACGTCGCCAAAGTCCTTGCTGGTCTCAAGGTGACCAACTCCGCCAACCCAAGTGCCAATAACCAGGCTAAAATTCGTGCCATTATAAAGACCGTCAACAATCGCCGCCTTTTGCCAACATTCGTTGGGACGACGCGAGTGTCACCCCAGATTAGAGCGAAACTGCAGAGCATACTCAACGCCACTGGGGGTCTCGGGGTGGCGAGTGCCGCTGTGGTATCGGCTGCACTGCCAGCAGGTGCAAACAATTTCAGGCCAGCAAATGCAAATATCCTATCTAATAGACTCGTTGGTTACAAAAACAAGGGTAACGGATTTTACATGAAGGTCCAAAGATCCGCCTCTAACGCATCAAATTGGGCGCGGGCGAATATTTTGAATTACGCCAAGGGTAACTCGGGTTTCTCACCCGTCGCCAGCGCTGTCTAAACTAATTTCCTCTATACATACTAAAGATGTACGCCCAGAAGAAGATTGTGCCCTTTGCGGTTTTCTTCGCCGTGGCGCACCCCGAGACCTTCAAGCTGACCCGCAGTTTGGCCGGGTCCTGGATCTCCAGCGCGGAGGGTCTGCCCACGACGGCCGGTCTGCTCCTGCACGCACTGGTGTTCGTGCTGTTGGTGGGATTCGTGATGCGCCTGATCTATGGTGGCCGCAAGTCTGGTTACGAGCCCGCGCCCATCGAGGAGGAGGGTGACGATATGGCCTGGATGAGCACGTCCATGGGCCCAGCCCCGGCTCCCGCCCCAGCACCCGAGGCGGTCTCACGCGACTACACCAACCTCTTCAGCTCGATCCTTGGCGCGACCGGCATGAACAATTTTGATCAGTATATGTAAATGATAGTTCCATTGCTAACTTTCGTCCTCGTCGCGAACCCCATGGCATTCAAGTTTACCCGTGGGATCTTCGGTGACTGGGTCGCTGGTCCAGAGGGCCTGGCTACGATTCCAGGTCTTCTGCTCCATGCACTCGTGTTCCTATTTTTGGTCAAAATTCTGGGCCCAGGTCGGTCAAAGTTTACTACCCGCGGTGCTCAGCAAGATCAGGAGATTAGACACTGGCAGGGGCGCAGTGAGCTGACCCAGCCAAAATATGTTGTTACAATGTAAGGATGACCCTGAACTACCTCGTGCCTTTCATTCTTTATGCAGTCATTGCGAGCCCAGCAACCTACAAGCTGACCCGGGGCGTCGCAGGCTCGTGGATCGCCAGCGCCGAGGGCCTGGCCACAGTCCCAGGCCTGCTCCTGCACGCACTGGTGTTCGTGCTGGTGGCGGGTTACCTTATGCGCCTGCTGAACCCCCGTGCGTCCGGTTACGGTCACATGATGGGCAAGTCCGGTTACGGTCACATGATGATGTAGCCCGAGATGTACAAGGCTCAGGGTGTCTTCGTTCCCAGCAAAGATCTAGGCAATTAGTAAATGAAGTTCAAGAGAAACCAGCTCATCGCAATTTTGATCCTGATTATCATCTTTCTTTTGTGGCGCCGCACCACGTCAGGATTCGGTTACGGCATCGATGGCCTGACGTGGCCGCTCGGCCCGCGGTGCATGAACCCGCTCGGGTGTCCAGCCTTTGGTTCTCCAGACCTGGAGCCGAAGTAAAATCTAGAACTCCTCGTCAAACCGAATAGAGTCGCCTTCGGTAACCATATGCTTTGAATAATCACCGACCCTCTTCTCGAAGAAGTTGGTCTTCCCTTCCAACGAGATGGTCTCCATCCAGTCGAAAGGGTTTTTCACACCGTAAATAGGTTTCTCCCCGAACTGGTTCATCAAGCGGTCAGCCACAAACTGTATGTATTGCGTCATTTCTCCAGAGTCCATACCTATGAGTTTACATGGAAGCGCTTCTGTGATGAACTCGCTCTCGACCTCACAGGCCCACTGAACAATCTTGTGAATATCCTTGGAAGGGCATTTTTCCACAAGGTGTGAATAGAGCGTCACTGCAAACTCTTGATGGAGCCCCTCGTCCCTGGAAATCAACTCGTTGCTGAATGACAGTCCAGGCATGAGGCCACGCTTTTTGAGCCAAAATATAGCACAGAACGAGCCAGAGAAGAAGATTCCTTCCACGCAGGCAAAAGCTATGAGACGCTGTGCAAATGATGCTCCAGGACTCATCCACTGCATGGCCCATTCTGCTTTTTGTTTAACTGCAGGCGACGTCTCTATGGCCCTGAACAGGCTCGCCTTTTCTTCTGGATCCCGCGCGAGCTTGTCAATCATGAGCGAGTACGTCTCAGAGTGGATCGACTCGTTGAACGACTGGTACGAGTAGAATGACCGAGCCTCGGCAATTTGAACATCCTTTGAAAAATTCATGTCGATATTTTCCATAACAATTCCATCAGAGGCGGCGAAGAAGGCCAAGACCATCTTGATGAAGTGGCGCTCGGAATCATTCAACCGATCCCAGTCTTTCAGGTCCCCAGCCAAATCAATCTCCTCGACCGTCCAAAAAGAGCCAATTGCTTTCTTATACAGTGCCCACAAATCCGGGTACCGTATAGGAAAGGTTGTGAAACGCGCGGTACTCGGGTCAAGAATGGGATCGGGGGCCATCTTACTAGAGTCGAGGCTAATTTTTTTAAGACTTGCGGTACGATTTCCAAGTATTGCTCTGCTGCTGGGCCCCTGGTGTGTTCCATGCTGACAGGGAGAACTTGTAGCAAGGCCCTGAGGCGGTGTCCGCGACTGAAATTCCTCGTGAGAATCCGGCACACGCCGTATCGACCGTACACACCTGCTTGCACACGTCAAGGGATCCCGTGGCGATGGGGGCTCCGGTGTTGCCGACCCAATAATTCTGCGACGTGTATGTCGGGCCAAAAGAGGATGGCGTTTGACCGATGGGCGCAGACCACACGACCGCGGGCGTCGCATCAAAAATGAGGAGGTTGCCGTCATCCTGAATGCTGAGTGTAAAAGGTCCAGTGCCCTGTCCACCCACACCCCATGCGGGTGACACGCTATACTCCGATGAGTACAAGCCGAGCGTCCCGTCGCTCTTGAGCATCACGACGCCGTTAATCACCGGGGCATTGGGCGACGCGAAGAGTTGCTGGGTTCCCTTCATAACCTGGACAATTCCATATTGATAAATGAATTTAGACTGACCATTGGGGCTCACGAGCGACGCGCCATCCTTGAGGGATTCACCGCTCTTGAGGGTCTGCTTGCCAGCTGCAGGAGCTGGCGCAGGAGCTGGCGCCGGTCCTGGCGCCTGAGCCGGCGGGGGTGGGGGAGACGGTCCTGATGCGGCTCCGGTCGCGGCTCCGGTCTCGGTCCCACCACCTGGAGCCGGGGCATAGGCCGGCGCGGGGACTGGGATGACGTTCGCGAGGAATACCAAAATTCCAATCGTCAACAAGATGCCCACCAAAAAAGCCACTACGGCGGACACCATCTAGTATAAGGAAACAAAAAGTTATAGAATTATATAATGGATGACACAGTGCGCCGGTTGGCCCTGCGGCTCAAAATTTACAACGTGAGCGGGAGCATCATGCATCACGTTGCCATCCTCAAAAAGGCGGTCGATCACACAGGCGCCACTTCACGCATAGTGAAGGGCTACTGTGTCATCCCGGAAACGAATGAAGCATGTGAACATTATTGGATCCGTGTGGACACGGGCGATCCAGACTTGCCCCTTAATCTCGACGTGGGCTTTGCGGTGGCCAAGCTCCGTAACCCAGAGCTCATGGCTCTGAATCCCGTCCTCTTGGAGACTCTTCCTGAGGGCTTGTCTCGGTCTGATAAGGGGGAGTTATTGATTCGTGCCGAGAACCTTCGTTTGTTTGAACTTTTCCAATCAAACTCCAAAGCGTTTTGGCGCGAGGCTCCGAAAGACGTGACATCCTTCCGCGTGAATTGAGCTCGTCGATCGACTCGCGCTTTGGCGTAAAATTCGACACGGCGGCCGCCGCGAGGTTCAAGAGGCTCATGGGCTGTGCAAGTGGCGGCTGCTCACCGAGCTGCAGGTAATTGGAAATCTTCTTCTCAATGGGGTTTGACTGTTCGAGAGCCGCATTGAACTCACCGAAGCAGTCCTGAAGGAACGCCTGACCCTCGGTCGCACGCTGTTCCCGGTCGATGCTGAGCTCCTTGGAAATCTTGAGGGCCAGGCGCTTCATGAGAACCTGAGAACGCAATGCATTCGCCATCTTCTCGTTAATCTTCATGTAGAGCTGGATCGACCCGAGGATGCCAGTTCCGGCCGAAAGCACGGCGTTGAGTATGCTGACGTACGACTGTGCCAAGAATTCATTAAGAGAAATGGCAGTCAGGGCGTTAACGGAAGATATGACGAGGATGGGGATGTTGAAACGTGATGATAATGTATGATAGTACTGATAGTCTTTGTTGAAATAAGATGAATAGGCATTGCACTGCCTTTCGATTTTAGCAAGGAACTCCTCCTCTTTATCGTGCCAAGGATCTTCCCTCATCTTACTATTTATCTCCATAATTTTACGCAGTCAGAACAAAGGCCTGGACCTGACGCACTAGAAGAACTTCGAGTCGGCCTCAATCTCCACAAGGCTTGTGATGCGGCCTGGGAGTGACCCCTTGACCCCCTTGTAAATCATGTTGAACACAGGGTTGCTATTTGTCACCTTGATCTTCTCGAGTAGGTTTTTGTCTGGGCGAATCTCCACCATGAGCTTCATCAGGTGCACGGCCATCTCTGAGTTTAGTTTTGAAATAGGGACCCCCTTGAGGTTCAACTCGATAATCTCAGTGAGGCCATTCTTCTCGACATATTCATCGAGTTGAGCAATGACGGGTCCCACCTCTTGCATAAACGCAACCGTCTCTTCGATCGTCTTGGGTTGGCGTTCGATGTACCGGGCTCCAAGAAACTCAATCAAGAGATGAGACCCTTGTGGGTAAAAGACCAGTAAATCGGCCATCTTATGATTTTGGGTCGTAAATTGTTTAAGTGAATACAACGAGGGCACGAACATGACGCGGAATGGCCAGACTGATTGGACGGTACAGGTTCCGGAAGATGAACCCTGAATTTTGGAACTCAATTGCTTGAAGCAGCATATCTTCCCGTGTAAAATAGAAGACGTCAGCGAGGAGGTTGGTCAAGGAGCGCACGTCGAGCCAAAACAGGTTCGCGCCAGCAAGGTCCGCCCTGATCACCATAGTCTTGCATCTGGTCCTGATGTCAAGGATCAGTTCCTTGACATCATCGAACCTGATATTCTGGTGCTCTATGAATTTCTGGATAGAAATGTCGACATCCACGTGAAGGTTCCCGTCTATAGTCCATGTGAGGAAATCCATATTAGAATATCGAAAGATTTTCTGTACTAAAATTAAACGATGCATGAGGCCGTGAAAGTCATGGGCATCATGTGGGTCGGTGTCCTCACTTTTGCTTTCGCATTTTTGATATCTAAATTCCTGGACAAAATGACACCCCCACTTGACCGGACCAAGGGCAAGGCTCGCACCTTCCTCGAGGTTTGCGCTCAGTTTGGACTCATTGGGGCTATCCTCTACTGGTCTCGGGTCCTCATAAAGAACGTGCCGTTCCCATTTGAAGGCTGGTACGGTTACGAGCACGCTGCTCTCGGGGAGCTGCGGTCCCTACCCCTTTTCGTATTCATATTCATGTTCTTTCAGGCGCGCGCTCAGGAGAAGATGCGATTTCTCGCTGGAATCTAAAGCACTCCCAGAGGTGCCTGGCCTGTCTGGGGACCGATAAAGCTGAAAACTCGTCGATGCTGTACTCGTCACCCATGGACCTGTTGCACTTGCCACAGATGGGCCGAAGGTTGTTGATGTCCGTGGCGCCCCCTTTACTCTCTGGTTGGTTATGGCCGCACTCAAAAGAGAAAGGCGTCATAACGTTCTCACACCACGTCACGAGGCACTTGTGCTTGAAGAGTCGGTCACCACACCACAAGAGCCAGACCTGCTCACGCAGCGCTGCTGGAATTTTCACCTTCATAATTTATTATTCGCGGCAAACTTTAAGGCTTCGAAAAACACATAAGGATTCGACCAAAGAGCGACTTGGCCGGCTTTACGAGGGCGAGCCGGCCAACCTTCTCTTGAAACTCCTGGTTCTCACCCCGACCAGGGACTTCATAATTTCCATTCTTAATTGCGTCAACCTCGAGCCGAGACAGTGTCACCGACCCGACGCGAAAGTCCTCGAACGCCTCGCACACCATGGGGCACAGAGGTTTGATGAGGTCGTAGACCTGGTTCGCCAAGTCCCGAATCTCCTTTTGGGCGTGGTCCTCGATGCGAAGCTCCAAAAAGTGAAGCAGGTTATGGAGGTTAATTTTCCAGTAGAATTCGGTGAAGGTGCTCTGGGGCAGGTGGGCCCGGGCCAGCTCACGCGATACACCCTTCTTGATGAGCTCGTCGTAGGTGTGGAATGCCAGATCGCACGAAGCCTTTTGCTTGGCCAGGAGGTTCGCACCTCCCTCGCCGTAGGGCTCCTCCCCACCTTGCCCGCGCCCCGTGGACTGCTTACGGAGCTCGTCCGGGAGGAAGAACTCGTTAGGCACCACAGAGTACCGAGCCGACAGCTCGTTCACGCTGGCCGTACGGTGACGCAGCCACTGGCGCGCCACGAAGATGGGAGCCCCAATATGAAACTTGAATTCGACCATCTCAAACGGTGTCGTGTGCTTGTGACGCATGAGATAGCGGATGAGAGCCCGGTCGTCGCTCACAGACTTGGTTCCGGCCCCGTAGGAAACACGGGCAGCCTGGACGATCGCCGCGTCGCCGCCCATCGAGTCTACGAGACGGACGCTCATTTTATAATTTCTACGTTGCGTTTTTTTAAGCGGGGAGCAAAGACGGGTCTTTGCGCGGCTTCAAAAAACGCCCCCGACAGGGTTCGAACCTGTGACATTGAGGTTAACAGCCTCACACTTTCGGTGTAAAAACTACCGGCTGAGTTACAGGGGCTTGGAGAACCTTTTAACGACGTGCTCGGGTCGTTCTGACTTGTGTGATTCGAACACACGACCAGCGGTGCTACAAACCGATGCGCTTAAGTGAAATTACCACTGCGCCAAAGTCAGATGAACCTTTTAACGACTTGTTCAGGTCGAACTGCTTCGAATGAGGACCTCCCGCTTACCAATTGAGCTATGGAAACTGCATAGGTTCCAGCGTGAATCGAACACGCATTAACAGAGTCAGAGTCTGGTGTACTATGGAACCACCGGCCTGCGATTCAACATTTACAATTAGAAATATTCTCATTATTTAACGCGGAAAGTGAGCTTGGCGGGGGTCGAACCCGCGACTTCGGGCTAGCTGTTCACATAAGACCCGCACTCTATCCAACTGAGTTACAAGGTCTATAGATTGTAAATCTTCCTGGCCCCGTGGACCACCTGCCTACACCCCGGACACGTCGTCTTTGAGCGGGTCTGGGACCAACAACGCTCGCAGATGACGTGCCCACATGGATCGATGAATAAGTCAACAAGGCGGTCTATACAAACAAAGCATGTGAATTTGCCGTACCTTTCAGCAGCCGTGTCCATCAGCACCTTCTTCATCGCCTCGACCCTCCCCGCAGCTTCCCCACATTGTTGAGACAGGGCCAAGATGCCCTCTTCGGTCTCGTAGTTGTCTAATACTCCAGTGAGGGTGTCCTTTAAGCCCTGGGAACTTACGTTATCGAGCATCATGCGAACAACCCCAATTTCCTCCTTCTTTTCACCAAGTTCCGCGAACTTCGAAACCGACTCGACACTGGCCTGCGTGAATTTCAGTTTGAAATCCATGAGTGTCTTTTCAAACTCGATCCATTCCGGGCCAAGCTCGCACGGCACGGGTGTGACGGGCTCTTGGGGCCGAGGTGCCAGACTCTCCATAAGGCTTCGCGCGTCCAGGTACGCAAAGTTCATTACTCGGGGGGCTGATAAAAAGCAACGGGATTTTCCTCAACAAAAATGTTCCGGAATATAAATGGCTGACGCTGTCCTTCTCGCTATTATGGCTATGGCCCTGATTTTGTTCTCCATCCAGGAGATGCTTGTGCCCACGAAGCGCACCATTGGTTCGATCGTGACGCGCGCTTTGGTGATCGGCGTCATTGGCCTGTACATGCTGTACCTGTACCAGGAGATGGGAAGCGCAGGCGGCATGGGCGCAGGCTACGGCATGGGCGGCGGTGCAGGCTACGTGCCCATGTAAAACACCCCTTGACAGGCTCAGGTTCCAGGTGGGTATATTTCCATACAGAATCAATGAGGCCCGATCCAATCAAGCGTCCTAGTTCATCGTCGCTCGTCAGGGCGTGAACGTGAGTCAGTACGGCCCTCGTGTCATCAACATTAAGTTCCCAAAGATCGTGAATGTACTCGACCATAGTGAATATCGTTTCACAATTGTGGAGTACCAGCTGATGAGCGTAGCGTTTCATGTTCACGTCCCGCGCAGCATCCAGCACGGCCGTGATCGAAGCACCTGGACCGAGCCGTGCACGAATTTCATTCATTAATTCGCGATCAACAAGATCGACCCTAGCAATGAGGTCGTCCATTTAATTTCCCTAGAGTATATTAAATGGCTAACCTTAACACGGCGTTCCTTTTTATACTGGCAATGCTGTTAGCGATCCTGTCAGTGTTCAGCGGTCTCGAGTCCCGGAACCCCGCGCCTGCGTACCCCGCCCAGGGCTACTTTGCCATTCTGTACGCCGCGGCCGCAGTTGGTCTGGTGCTATATAAAATGAGAACCGCCTAAATAACCGTCACTTGATTGGTCATATTGACGGTGTCTGCACACCTGGAAAAGGTAATGAATCGAATCGCTGAAAGGTGCGGCTTAGGCCGGTCTTTTCACCAATTTGAACCCCATGGAGCGACGGGCGTGCTCGTAATCGACGTGTTTTGTGGCTCCTCTAATTTTGATCCAGAATTGAGGAGGAGTTTGCGGCGCGTGTCCCAGGAACCTTGATCGTTCTTGGGGCCGAAGCCCGTTTTCTATTTCGCAATTTCGCTCGCAAATTTAGGACCCAACATTTAGTTGGAGAAGGCAAGGCCACCCATGCCAGACTGGATGCGCAGGATGTTGTAGTTCACCGCGAACATCTTCTGCAGAGAGTTCACCGCAATCGACTTCATGTTGATCGCCACCTGGGCGTTGTCAATGCGAGAGAAGTTGCAGGTGCCGGTTGGCTGGTGCTCCTCGGGCTGCAGCGCGAAGGAGTACACGTAGATGCCTGGGTAGGGGGTGCCGGTGTGGTACACGTATGGCTGGTACTGGTTGAAGTACTTGCCCAGCTGCTCCTTGAAGCGGTCCTGGCCGTTCAGGATCACCTTGAAGTCGCGCAGGGGGCCAACCTCCATGTTGGGCTGCAGCAGAGCCGCGGACGTCACGTTGGAAGAGCCCTCCTCGACCCAGAAGACGTTCGTCAGGTTCAGGGCGTTGGAGGACTGCACGTTACCCCACGAGGCGATGGCCAGGTGGGGAGCGCCAGCGGCGTGGGGCAGAGTTGGGCCCAGAGCCCAGGGGGTGGGCGCGCAGGTCACCTGCACGTTGGCCGTGCTGGTGGAGAAGTTCCACATGGCGTTCAGGTTGGTGGACGCCGTGGTCGTGCCGTTCTGGTAGCACCACACCAGCTCCTTCACTGGGTGGTTGAAGGACAGGCGGACCGTGGAGCTGGTGGAGGCGATGGCATCACCGCCGGTGTGCTGGACCTGCTCGATCAGGTACTCGTGGCCCTTCTGGGCGAAGCGGCGGCGCTCCTCAGTGTCCAGGTACACGTAGTTGGCCCACACCTCGAAGGTGGGGGTGGTGCCGAAGTAGCTCTGGATGTAGTTGCTCAGGTCAAAGTCCAGGCGGACCTCGTGGTACTGCAGGGCAATCAGGGGCAGGTACAGGCCGGGGTTGCGGTTGAAGAAGAACAGCAGGGGCAGGTACACGTAGGTCTTGTTGGTGGCCACGTCAGCCAGGGTCTGGGGAGACGACGTCAGCTTGCCGTAGTTGATCTTGTCCGACTCGCCCAGGAACACCTCGGCGTACAGGCGGAACCAGGTCTGGTAGTGCTTGTCGATGCGCTGGCCACCGATCGTCAGCTCAACGGCCGCAATCGCGCGCTCAGCCACCCAGCACATGTCGAAGCCGGCGCTGTTGTTGGACGTCAGCAGCTGCGTGGTGGCGGCGCCGGTCGTCAGCAGAGCCACGTACATGTTGCCGACCAGATCGCCGTTGCGGGCAATAGTCACGGACACGCGGCCAGAGTTGGTGGCAGTGCCGTTCACCGTCTGCTGGATGTTCTCCATCGCAAAGTTGGTGTGGCGCTTGTACACCGCCTGGAAGAAGGTAACCTTGGGCTGCCCAGTCAGGTAAACATCCTGAGCGCCATAAGCAACCAATTGCATCAAACCGCCGGCCATTTGTACTAGTACCCAAGAAAAAAATTCCAGATGCAATCAGCGCGCATCTAGTTAGAGAAAGCCAGACCACCCAGACCCGACGCGATCCGGAGCACGTTGTAGTTGACCGCGAACATCCGCTGGAGCAGGTTCGAGGGCATACCCGTCTTGAGGCTCACGGCAACCTGGGCCATGTCGATGCGGCTGAAGTTGCACGCACCGCTGGGCTGATGATCCTCGGGCTTGATGGCGAACGAGTACACGTAGATGCCTGGGCTTGGCGAGCCATGGTGATGCGTGTAAGGCTGATACTGGTTGAAGTACTTACCGAGCTGCTCTGCCGCACGCTCCGTGCCGTTGAGCAGGAACTTGAGCTTGTGCAGAGGGCCCACCTCGTAACCGAAGGTGACGTTAGTAGATACATTGGGCAGGCCGCTCTCGACCATGAACACGTTGCCTGAGAGTACGTTGGCTTGGAGTGCGATGCTGGAACCGATAAGGATGGTCGCTCCCGAAATGACGGAGCCCGTGGTGGCCGACACAAACAGGTTGGACGAGAATGGAAGCGGCACGGACAGGAAGGGCGCCCCGACCGTGTTGAGGTCGAATGGCGTCAGGGAGCCCGCCAGCTTGGAGGGATCGCACGTCACGTTGACGTTCGACACGCCCGACGAGAAGTTCCACATGGCGTTGCGGTTGGTCAGGGGCGCTGGGTCCTGGTAGCACCAGATCAGTTCCTTGACTGGGTGGTTGTACTGCATACGCACGATGGCTGGAGAGTTCTCGCTCGAGCCGGTGACAGGGTCACCACCCACGTGCTGGACCTGCTCAATCAGGTACTCGTGGTTGTTCTTGGAGAAACGTCCACGCTCCTGCTCCTCGAGGTACACGTAGTTAGCCCAAACATCGATGGGGTTGGTGCCAAAATAGCTACTGTAGTAATTAGTAAACGAGAAATCAAGACGGACCTCGTGATACTGCAGAGCAATCAGGGGGAGATACAGGCCTGGATTGCGGTTGAAGAAGAACATCAGGGGCAGGTACACCTTGCCCACACTGGTGACGCCAACATTGTTCGCCACGGGCATGGATGTCATACGGCCATAGGCCGTCCGCTTGGTGTCGTCCAGGAATACCTCGGCATAAAGACGGAACCACAACTGGTAGTGCTTGTCGATCAGCTGACCACCGATGTAGAGCTCGATCGAGTTGAACGCACGCTCGGCCACCCAGCACATGTCGGCAACATTGTTGTTGGACGTCAGCTGGGCCGCCGAAGACACGGTGGGGGTCAGGGCAACGAACATGTCACCGACCAGGTCACCGCTACGGGACAGGGTCACCGAGACCAGACCACCGTTGCCACCAGCGCCCTGGACGGTCTGCTGGACGGTCTCCATGGCGAAGTTGGTGTGACGCTTGTAGGCGGCTTGGAAAAAGGTTACTTTGGGAGTACCCGACAGATACACGTCCTGGGCGCCAAACGCCAC